TCCGTAGTACCAGGTGACAGCGCCGCCATAGCGCACGTCGACCTTGGACGAGCCCTCGAAATTGGCGATGACATAGAAATTATTCTCGGTCGAGCCGTTCACCGGCATCAGCCAGATGAACTCGGAAAACTCGCGGTTGGTGCCCGCCACGATCTTGCCGGTCTGCGCCGTATTGAGGATGCTGAAGATGTAGGTGCGCACATCGCACGGCATGTCGGTGACGACGCCGTTGTACCATTGGAAGCGGCCGTTCCCCATCCATGCGGTGAGCGCCCCGGTCGACGCCGCCGCGCCGGGGCTGATGATCTGGATGTTGGTCGCGATCATCGTCTGACCGAAAATGAACGGCGCACCGACGTAACGCACCGAGGTTAGCGCCAGATCGGTGAACACCAGGATTTCCGTAGTGGTCTCGATAGCGCACATGAACTCCGAGCCGGTTGACAGATCTAAGCTGCCAGCGCTGTTGATCTGGGTCCCTACCCAGTCGATCAGCGATTCGGTGCTGGCCCAGCGCATCAGCAGGCGATCCTGTACATTCGAGCCGACTGGGTTGCAGCCGAAGACCATGATGTGCCGGTCATTGTTGCTGACGAGCACCTGCCGGGCGATGATCGGTGCCTGGTTGCTGCCAGCGAGCGAGGTGATATTGACGGCGCGCGTGCCGACGCTGCCCGACATGTCCTTGTAGTAGATCCCACCGTCGCGCACGTTGAACAGCAGATCCTGCCCGTAGCTGTCCTGAGTCCATAGGCGCAACTGGTTGGTCTGCACGAAAGTCGTCGAGCCGGTCCCCCAGCCGTAATAGCCCCATGGGCCGGTGCCCCAGCCATTGCCCATGATGCCGGTGTCGAGACCGACATTGATCTGGTAGTTGGCGACCGCGCTGCTGCCGCCGCCTGACGTGCTGCTCGTCGCTGTCGTCGCCACCGTGATCGTGTAGGTGTTGGCGTCGATGATCTGGGTGATCTGGTGTTCTTGATTGATGTTGGCAGCGGGCACGCCGCCGAAGGGACCCGTCGCGGCGGAAAAAGTAACAAAGTCGTTGACCACGGCGCCGTTGGCCGCGTCGGTAACGGTGATCGTCTTGGTCCCGATCGTCGTGGCGAACGGGTCGGCGCCCATCGTATCGACGGTCAGGCGGATCGGGGTGATGTCGACCGGGTTGGCGCCATAGACCAGATAGTATTTGAGATTGGTGCCAGTGGCATAGAACTGCGTGCCGTTCAGCGTCGAGAAGCCGAACAGGCTGCGCATGGTACCGAGCACCGGCGTCGAGGTGAAGCGCTGCCAGCCGCCGATGCTGGTCGGCGTGCCGGTGATCCAGCGCACCAAATTGCAGTCGTACCAACCACCGGTGTTGCCGTAGTCGGTGGTCTCGCGGTTGATCCCCGGCTTCAGCAGCAGCTTGATCGGTTCGGCGGGCATTCCGGGCATGCTAGTGGCTCCCCAGCGAGCCAGAGGTCATTTGCGCGGCGGCGCTGGCGTTGTTGTTCGCTGAGCTGCCGTAATTACCACTGTTGATGGTCAGCACCGGATTGCCGTTGGCAGCGTCATAAGCCTGTGACGGGCTCATACCATAGGCTTGCAACTGCTGCACCAGCGTGCTGGTCGGCGCCGGTGCAGCAGCGGCTGGTGCGGGCGAGGCCGGCGAAACGAGCAGCCGATGCGGCGCCACATAATCAGGATTGGCGACCGGCGCCTGAATGTACTTGGGCGGTGGCATGGCGAGCGCCCCCGAGGCCAGCCCGTTAATGCCGACCGCGCCGGTCGCGCCGCCCGACACGCTCATGCCGCTGCTGGTAGCTGGCTGGTTCTGCATCCAGGCGGTATAGGCCGGATTGAGCTGTTGCGACAGGATCGTCGCCGGCGCACCATTGCCAGGCTGCGTCGTGTAGGTCGGGTCGAAGGACAGCGGCTGCCCGGCCGGCAGTTGACTCTGGTCCTTGCTGTTGTTGATCGAACCGTCGGCGTAGTAGCCGGTGCCAAGATCCACGCTCGAGGAACCGCTGCCGCCGACCGAGTTCAGGAATGAGTTGGACAGCGCCGCCCAGGAATCGCTGTTTCCGGCCGAGCCGCCGATCGGCAGTCCGGTGTTATCGACAGCGGGCGGCATCGCTGCCGCGCTTGGATGCCAGCCGGCGGGCAATTGTGCGGTTCCGGCGATGCCCTGACCGGTGTCGAAATAGCTCGGGATGGTTCCTGGCGTCAACGGCGAAGGCGTGTCGATAGCGCCGTTCGGCAGGTTGTCGTAAATCTGAGGCTGCTGCGAGGGCCGGGTCGTATCGAGCAGCCCGCGCAGCAATGCCGCGCTGTCGCCCACTGTTGCCGGATGGGCCCCGAGGGCCAGATAGGCGCTCATTGGATCGGCGGTCATCGGCTGCGGTGAACTACCGCCGTTGAGCTTCGCCGGATCGAAGGCCAGGGCATCGCCGGAGGTGAACGGATTGAAGCCGGGGATATTGAAGGGTTGCGATGGCGCAAGCGGCACGCCCTGGTGCTGGCTGTCAGTCGGCACTAAGGCGCCGGAGATGGCGCTGAGCGCCGGCGAGCCGTTGATGCCAGTGTAAGCCAACGCGTTACTATCGCTGCCTTGCGGTACGTTGGCAGGCGGGACAGGGTGGGTCGTCTGAAAAGTATTGCCGCCAACCGAAACAGTCCCCGGCGATCCATCCGCCCACTGCGTCCCCGGCGTCGTCTGGCGATAGCTGACAGCGCCCCCAGTGTTATCCGGGACGGCGCCGTTCAGCAATTGCTGGGCGAGTCCGTACGCCTGTTGAAACTGTGGCGACCCGACCGGGAAGCGCGTATCCGGATGATTTCCCTGCGACGTGGCCTGCGAGCCGATGCCCCATGCCGCGTAGGCGTTGTCCGCCTTGACGACGTTGGTGATGGTGTTGGAATTCCGCCCGGAATAGCCCCCGCTGTTCAAGCGGTTTAGCACCGTATGGCCTACCGCGCTCATGCCCGCGGTATCGCCCGGATTGGCTTCGCCGAGCATAGTCCATGCGAGATTCTGGATGTCCTGCTGGGTCGGCGAAGACTGGCTGGCCATGGCTAGGTCAAAGATCCTTAGCTTTCAACCAAAGGGCCGTCGCTTGCACCAAAGGAATGCCGCTCGCCGCGATCAAGAACTGCGTTTCGGCGTCGGCCCAATTTATCCCCGTTGTTGTTTCTTCGTACCAGATGGTGGCGAGCGCTTTCTGCGTCGGATCGGCAATCTTGGCGACGACGGACGCCACGAAATCCACGGGCTGGCCGCCAAAAGTCAACAAGGCCTGTCGGAGTTGGCGCATTGTCAGCGGATAGTCGGCGGGATTGGTCGATGCCACGGGGGCGACGTATGGGTCGGGGGTTTCCTTCCCTAGCGCGGCGAGCACATCGGCAACCCCGTTTGATAGGCGGAAATCGCCTTTAAAGGTAGCCGGAACGGTTCTATCCACGCCGCTAGTGTCGATCAGATGCACCGTAGAATTGTCGGCAGATGCGTACTGGCAAAGCATTTAGGTCATCCTCGATCCGGTGAATAAAAGTTTTCCGGTAGTGTTCAGCATAAAGAAAGTGCCAGAAAAACCAGTCGATGAACTGTTGGTATTTGTTGCATTCAGATTAGAAAATAAAGAAGACGCAGAAGAAAATACAAGCGCTGTAATACCAGATGATGCCGATCCTGGGTTTACCTGAAAATCTGCGAGATTGCTGTACGCTATGCCAGTCGGGGGTGTTCTAGCTGGCACTGGAAACACTATAAAGGCGATTGCAGTATTACCACCAAACATTGATATGGTACCTATCGCGGCAGCTCCCGCTGCGGTATTGTTTATCGCCGGAAGATACCTTTGGCAGTCACTTAACGCTTTTCGGATATCCACTGGCACCCAAGGGGGCGCTACGCCGGTATTGTCGGGATCGGGCGCGAAAATGAAATCGCCGGTGCGGACAACATTGGCTGTGTTGTCGAGGATGTTCTTCTGCGTTGCAGAAGCGAAATAAGTTGAGCCGCTCCAAGTCGAAGCCGAGCCACCGGTAATAGTAGCGCCAGCGGCGAGCACGATGTCGAGCGTGATCAGCGTGTCGTTGTTCACCGTCCAGGTGCCGCCGGTGTCGCCGGGGATGACCACAGTGATATTCTCAGGCGTGTTGGCAGCAGTCGGCGTGAACGGGATGGCGATGTGTCGATTACCGGGCTGGTTCTGACCGTGCACATTGTAAGTGCCCGCCGGGCCGCTGAACAGGAAAGTGCGCGTCGCCGAGACGGCGTTCGCCGTGCCGTATTGCAGGTCGGCGGCGTTGAGGCCCTCGATCTTGGTAGTCAGCGTCACGGAATCAGACCCGCCAAGCGAGGCCTTGGAGGTCGTGCACTTGTATTCGACCTGATGCGCGGAACCGTTGATCGTCGGCCCGGCGATCTGCTGCACCGACATCGCTGCCGTCGCGGCGGTAAAATATAGAGCGCAATTGTCTGTGGCAAAATAGCCGGTGGTCGTGCCGAGCGTCGTACCGTTCTGAACCGATACCTCGCACGCAGGATTGTACTCGCGGTTGGTGCGCTGGCGCGATACCGGCGTCTGGGTGTCCCACGACGCCGCGCCGGTTCCCGAGATCGACACGCAGGTCAGCGTGGCTATCTGGCCGCCTTGTATCTTCTGAATCAGGTTGGCGCCGGACGACTGGACGGTCAGTGGGTTGGTACTGCGGTTCCTGATCTCGTAGGATTTGCCAAGGAACAGCGTCGAAGTTACCGGCAGCACCACGGTCTGCGCTGTCGTGCCGGTGAACTCCTGCAGGTTGAAGCTCGCAGAGGTAAGCGTCGTGGTACCGCCGGCCGTAGCGGTGGTGGTAAAAGATTCGGTGCGGTAGCCGACCAACCCGCCGACAACGTTTACGCCATCGCAATACACCCATCGCGATTGCCCCGGTGGAACCAATGAGCCTGTGCCGCCGGACGTCGTGACGTTGACCGCGAAGCCGCCAGTGGTCGAGTTCTGGATCAGATAGGTCTTGTTGGCCGTTGGCACGACAACATTGCGCTGCGCTGTCATCGCGCCGGTCAGGATGACCGTAGCATTGCGCGATTGATCCGATCCGCCATTCACGGCCGTCAGCGTCAGAGTGGTATCGCCTTCGGCCACCGACAGCACGCCGCAGATGGCTTGCTCAAGCAGCGTACCAAGGTTGGTGTTAGTGGTGGTACCCCAGGTGCCCGACTGATCGCCGGTAGCCATCAGTTCGAGACGAAGATCCGGTGAATAGCTACTTGTCATCTAGCCCTCATGTCGGCACTGGAACCCATCCGCCTGACCCTCCCGCGCCGATCGGCGCCCAGCCTGCCGACCCGCCGTCGGCGATCGGCACCCAGTTGCCCGGGGGCCCTGGTGGATTGACCTGCCAGATCAGCACATTTCCTACCATGCCGGCGGTAGAGACGCCAGTCGGGTAGATGTTGGCGAAACCCTTGCCAATACCGGCTATGGCGCTGACTGAAGCAATGGTGCCGGTGCCGAGGAAATAGGCCATACCGGTGCCGCTCAGCGCGCTGACCGAGGCGATCGTGCCAACGCTGGTATTGATGCCGGTACCGACAGCCGCCAAGGTGGACGTCGACAGCAGCGTTCCGACAGCTTGGTATAGTGGCGACACGCCGCTGAGCGAGCTTACCGAAGTAACGGTGCCGACAGCGGTGGCAGTGGAGGCGCCAACGCCACTCAGCACGCTAACTGAAGCGACGGCGCCAACGCTGGCCGCCGTGGCGGCGCCGACAGCACTCAGCGCACTGGTAGAGGCGATCGTACCGGTGCTAGCGGCTAGCTCTGTTCCGACGCCGGCCAACACGCTGGTCGAGGCAATCGTGCCGACGCTCTTCGCTGTAGCGGCTCCAACGCCATTGAGCGCGCTGGCGACGGCGATGGTGCCGACAGTGGTCGCGGTGGACTTGCCGGTAGCCGCGAGCGCACTGGTCGAGGCGAGCGTGCCCGTGCTGGCGTCGGTGGCCCGCGCCGTGGCGCCGATGCCCCAGGTGCCGCTACCCCAGCCGCCAATGCCCCATCCGCCGGGGAGCGATGAGCTCGATGCTATCGTTCCTACGGCGGTGACAATGGCCATGAGACTACTTCTGGTTCAGGGTCGCCTGGAAACGTTCGCGGGCGACCATCTTGCGCTCGAGGATGACGGCCGGATCAGTTACGCCCTCGGCGGTGCACTGCACAACAGCCGCGTGCATCGCGGCTTCGAGATTGCGGGCGTTCTGCGGATCGGAACCCGGGCTGCTGCCGACGATGGTTCCGGTGGCGGCTACGATTGGCATAATCAAGTATCTCTTTCGTTGTTTACTTGTTGTACCAAGTATAGTTCAAGTATAGTCAAGTCAAAACGATCGTAGTCGCGGTCGTCAATTGTGGAGTAACGCCGTTTCCTGTAACTATACTTGGAGATATCGCGCCAGCGCCAAGCAACACGCCGGCTGTCGTGGCAAGCGTGCCGATACCCATGTAGGTCGCCGTACCCGACCCGCCGATGCCGGCCGGGAAGGTTATCGCGGCCACCGGGCTGCTGCTGCCGACCGTCGACGCCGTCCAACCGCCGGTGGTGCGCGCCACGGCGACGCGCGCGTAGCTGGTGTAGGTTACCTCGCTGGTCGTCTGGCTGCCAGCCGTCGGGTCGGCGGTGTGCAAGCTGACATAGATGTTGGTGAGCGGCGAGGTCACCGTGTTGTCGGCGATGCTGGCCCAATTGGTTGCGTTGAGTAAAAGTTTCAGGATGTTATTGTCGGTCGTCGGGGAAAAAGTCATGTCGTCCTCCTAGACGAGCCGGATGATGGCGTTGTTGACGTCGGCGGTCGGGAAAATGATGGTCATGTCGGCAGCCGTTGTGGTCTTGTCGGCACCGAAATTGAGCACGAGAAAAGCCGCGCCGGAGGCGGTGCTGTCATAGATCAGCGCGCCGGAGGCGGTGATGGTGACGTTCGAGAACACCAGATCGGCGAAATCGCATATCGCCGTGGTACCGGAACTGATCGGCGTCACGCTGGTCAAGGCGCTGCCGCCGGCTGAATAATTGGTGCCGCTCGCCTCGTCGGCGCCCATGTCGGAGTAGTTGGTCGTGCCCGCGCCATAGGTGCCGGTGATCGACGCCTGCGCACGGAACAACGCCAGCTTGATCGTGTCGGTACTATTGGTCAGGTTGTAAAGCTTGGTCAGCAATCCGACCTTCATACTGGTGCAAAACGCCTGGCTAACTGCCATTCAAAGGCTCCTGATCAAGGCGGCAGCGCGGCTTTCACCGGCTTCTTCTAGGATATTGCAGACGGTCGTATCACGGCTCCGCTGCGCCTGGGCGAGGTAATGGCGCAGCACTTCCTCGATCCGCGTCCGATAGGCCTCGGCCTGGTCGCGGATCGCCGGCGGCACGTCCGGCCCGACGAAGAGGATCTTGGCCATCGCCATACGCGTCAGCTCGTCGGCGTTGAGGCCACGCCCCACAGTCGTGTGCACGGTAACTTTTCCAGCCTGTGCGCCTGTCACTACGCCTAGCATTTAGTGGCTCTCCATCCAGCGCTTACGCTCCCAGAACGTACCAGTCTTCCGACCGTCATGGAAACCGTTTCGACGGCCAGATCGGTAGCCTGCTATCCGGCCAAAGATGTAACCGAACAGCGCGAACCCGGTGCAAACTGCGATCTGCGCAAGCATCACGGTCCTTCCGGATGGCGCAGCTCGCCGCCGCGGTAGGTATCCTTGCGATCGCGCCCTTCGCCAAGGTTCTTCAGCGCGGCACAGGCGCTAACAAAGCGCGCTTCGTAGGTGTCACCCATGCTGTCGATGCCAGCGGTCTTCTTCATCCACGAGCTGGCCTCGGACAAGGCACCGTAGAGTAGCGCATCGTAGGCGTGCTCGCTGAGCCAAGTGCCAGTCGGGTTATCCACCAGCGACCCAGGCCGGTAAAAATAGTTTAACTCGCAGGCGTAGGCGAGATCGGGTGTCGGCCCCATCAGGATGCTGGTCGTGTCCGCGTCGGCATCGAACAACGAGTAAGCGAAAGGGGTGCCTTTAGTATTCGGGTTGGGCCAGACCTGCCGGATATAGCTCACGTCCTTGTTGAGCAGATAGCTGTAATCGCCTGTTACCGGATCGATAACCGCCAGACTGGCTGGGGCCAGGAAATCAGCCGGCAGCGCGAGATACGGGCTACCGATGTCTAGATTACCAGTAACCCCACGGCGAAACGAAGGTAACTGTACGACAAACCAAATTCTTTCTTCAGATTCCTGAACAAAGCGAGGGATCATAGCGATAAAATCGTCGCTGTCGTAGGTAGTATACGACCTAACGTCCGACGTTATTACCGCGAGAGTGGTCATCGACTACTTCTTCGGCATGAAGGGATCATCGCCATTGACGAAATCCGCCTGCGGCGAGCCGACAGTGGCCGAGTTGAGGCACTCACGATCACGCGCGGTAGCGATCGGCGGCGCGAGTTGCGGTGAGATGCCGTAGCGCGGGATCGGCGCACGGCGTTCCTTGAGGCGGGGAGCCGCGGCGCCCCAACCCTTTTTGTTGACTATTTCCATGGTTACTTCTTCCCCTTGGGCATGCCCATCTTGCCGGGCGTCTTGCCGCCGACAGCGGCGGCCTTTTCGAGTCGCCCAGTGCCGCCGCCGGCGCCGCCGGTCATGTTGGCCACCGACTTTTTCATCATGTTCTTCGCCATCGAGGTTCTCCTAGCTGGTGACCACGGTTACCGTGCCGACAAAGCACTGGATTTGTAGCGTATCACCGCCGCCGACCGGCATCCAGCCGAAATAGGTCGTAGAGCCCTGCACACCGACATCGGGTCGCGGATCGATCAGCGACTGGGGGTCGAAAGTGTCGATGCGCCCGAGCTGAAGCTGCGGCTGGTCGACGTCGAGGCAAGTACTGCACACGAGTAAGCCGTTTTCTCGCTCGTCATAAATTTCGGCGTGAAGTTGACTTAGCTTATACGAGAAACCACAGCGGTCACAAAGACCGAGAGCCCAAGGTGGGCGTATAGCATTTGCGCCTCCGGAGGCGGCCATCTACTGATCCTCTTCTGGCGCACACCGAATAAAGGTCTTTCCAGTAGCGTTTTTAGCCGTACCTTTTAATATGCGGCTAACCAAACCTATTCTAAATCCATAGAATCTATCCGCGTTGGACGCCCCCGAAAATACGCGTCCATCATCTATACACTTAACTTGTATCTGTCTAGCTTTGAGCGCCTTACCGATATTGGACGCCCACGCAGTGTTCATGGCCTCGCTGGGGTTCTTTGATAGCTCACGTCGCGCGGCTGACATTTTCTGCCGTGTCTCTACGGAAAGTTGTCGACCGATTTGCCACGCGCTCATTTTCGCGCGAGTTTCTTCGCTATGTTTTTTACCCTTCGTCCAAGGTACCCGCCCTTTATTCGCGGCGCTGATTTTTTGCCTCGTTTCTTCGGCTACCGCGCGTCCTCGTAGGTTAGAAGGGTGCCCTTTCTGCGCCGCGCTCATTTTAGCCCGGGTTTCATCGGTATGTTTTCGACCGGTTAAAAACGCGACGCGCTTATCGTGGTGACTGGGCGGCATTTTTCGGCCGCGGTTGGCATCGCCAATCTTTTTCCGGGTTTCCTCGGGCAGCGTACCGCCTTCACCCCCATAAGAGATATTATACTCCGGCTTATATTTGGCGATGGCCTCGCACTCGTAAGCCTTAGCGAGCTCCTCGTCGTCTAGGAAATCGAAAAGCACTTCGAAAACGAAGTTCTCTTGGCCGTACTTACGGATGGCGTTGTGCAGGTAGTGTCCCGGCGCGCCTCGGCCATTAGCAGTCTGCCGATGCTGCGCTTCGCGCTGCTTAAGACCACGTCCGGTATAGCCTATGTACGTGTGCCCATTTACAAGGTTCTTCGCCTGATAAACAACTACCTTTGGCTCTGTAGCTGGCTTAGCCATTGTTTAGCGTCCGTGCGCGGTACGGTACGAACTACTGCGGGGAACAATCTTCAAGACCGCCTTCTCGCGATCTTCCTGAGCCGCCGCTAAGAAGGTGGCCTCGTAGTCGTCGTGCAACCGGATGATGCGTTGTTCTTGAAACATCACGGCCCAGCGCGTGTCGGCTCGGTCTGCTGTGAGCACCTTTACTGCGATATAGTACGCCAGACCGGCAATAAGTGCGGGCAAGAACCTGAACGGCACGTCCATGTTGTTGCCGAAGTCGCCCGGATCATCGATACGGACCAGCGACCAGTAGACCAGCGTGTATGGGCCACCCTCACCGGGCAGCGGCCAGATGTTGGCGACCGGCGCTGCCTGCTGGCGATCGTACCATACCTCTGTCGGCCGGCCGGTGATGCCGGGATTGGTACGTGTCGCCTGCGTCGAGACGCTGACCCTCGTTAGGTTGTATCGGGTCGGCCCCGAGTTACCCGCCGTGCCGGGTGGGATCTGAACCATCTGCTCGATCGTGTCGACGATGTCGCTGCCGAGCGTGTACTGGCCGACGCCGTAAGTAAGCAACTGGGTGCGCTCTTGCACCGTCCAAAGGTTGATCCCACGATTCGACCATTCTAGCATCAACAGGGCGAGACTGCGCCGCGCCGATCGCATCTCATAGCCGGTACGAACCTCGACGCCACAGCGTTCGTAGGCCTCTTCGATGATCTCTGTAATGTTGAGGTCGAAGACCGTGGTACCTGAAAGGGCGATAGCAGCCTCCTACCGCCAGGAAACCGTGATATCGGGGGCGCCCGTAGTTACGATCGTCAGCCCCGTGGAAAATGCGATATCGTACTGGAACGGTCCCGACAAATTTAAGCTGTTGATGGTGGCGATCTTGGTGCCGGAACCCACCAGGCTGTCATAGACCGTCGTCACCGAGGCGACCGTGCCGTCGGCATTGATATTGACCAGGTGCAGCACACCAGCGCCGGATTTGACCGTCGTAGTCGTCGAGGTCGTGATGTTGGTAAACGAGAATCCCGCCTGCTGGGTGGTAATCGTCGACTGGTCGCTTGGAAAGGTTACCGAGACACTACCAGCCATGGTCTTCTGGCCGAGCGGTCCGGCGATGGTGATATCCGAACCGCTGGTTGGATTGCCAGAGCTATCGACCAGCGTGACGGCGGGCACATAGACGTTGTTCTTGCCCGCGCCGCTGGCCAGCGCGACCAGGAAACCGGCAAACCAGTCCTTGGAGGCGAACTTACCGAGGGCCATGGCCTCAGATTTCCTGCCAGATCAGCGAGCAGGTGAACAGCCCGGTCTGCGCTACCGACCCGCAGAGGAAGGCGATCTGCCCTGGCGGCAGGATCAGCGGGGTGTCGAGCCATTGCCAGCCATTGAACACGCCAAGCCCGGGTGTCGCCGACTCGTTCGACCTACCGAGCCACAGGACGCCCGTGCCGCCACCGGCGAGCGTTGCCGTCGCCGGGATGAACGACATCACCGAACTGGTACCGGCGCCAAGATAGGCGTTCTTGGGTGTCCCTGTCGTCGCGGCGGTGATCGCCGCGCCGGAGGTCACCTGGTTACCTGCGGCCTGGTTGGCGATACCGAAGGTGCCGAGCGCGATGGTACCCGAGGTAAAACCGATCGAGACGCCAAGCAGCACCGCGTTCTTGGTGGTGTTGGTATTCCACAGCCCGCAGGTTACCGCCGTGCCGGTGGAAATGGGCAGCGCCACGCCGGCGGCGGCCGTCGAACCGATGAAGACGTTGCCGGCGAGAACGTCGGCGTAAGCGAGGGAGGCCATTTACTTTTTGCCCTTTCGTTTGGCATTCATGGCCGCGAGGCCCTTCTTGTCGGCTGCCAATTCCTTGGGCGAGCCCTCTTTACCTTCCTTGCCGCCCTTGGTGTCGGCGGCGGACTTCTCGTATTTCTTCATCGTCATCTTGGCCATGGTCTGTGCTCCTTACGCCGCGTTGGTGCCGATGCCGGTACCGCTGCTCGGCGCCGCGCCGGTGACAATGACGCCGGTGCTCGTCGATAGCTTGGTCACGTTGGCGCCGAAGCATTCCGGATCGAGGATGATCTGGCCCACGGTCAGTGTGGACGCCAGCTGGATCGCCTGGGCTGGGACCGCGCCGGCGGCCTTGTTGTTGATGAACCCGCAGCGCTTGAACAGCAGCATGCGCTCGACGTCAGTGGCGCCGCCCGAGTAGACCAGGTTATTGGCAGTGTTGACCGCCTGGGTCCAGAACAGGCAGTCCGAAAACTTCACATCGCGGCAGACCGAGCTGGCAGTGACGATGTTTTTGGTCAGCAGCAACGCCGGATGCAGCGAGGTCGCCACGACGGCGTCCGCCAGCGAGCCAAAGGTGCAATTACTGAACTGGGCGCTGTCGCCATTGACCACGGCATGTGCGGCGGTGGTCAGGTCGAGGTGCGAGGATAGGTAGAACTCGCAATTGACATATTGCGCGTACTCGCCGCCCTCGGCCAGGGCGTAGAGGCCTTGAGCCACGCTCGAGTTGGAAATGACCTTCAGGTTGGTGAAAGTGTTGCGCGTGCCGGTGTTAATGATGGTGGCGAGGTTGGTCGCGCCGGTGGTCGCCGTAATCGAGATCTTGGCGCCCTGGCCGTACTGGCGCATGGCGCCATCGAGGCCGATGAAATGCACGCGATTATTGGTCACCGCGAGCGACGCGCTCAGCACGTTGTCGGTCGAGCCGCCACGGATGGCGATGATGTCGTCGTTGTTGTTGTTCACCCGGCTGTAGGCGTATGCCAGCGTCTTGAAAGCCCTGCCAGGGTTGCTCCCCGTGCCGGAATCGTTGCCGTTCGTCGCGTCGACGAAATAGACATTGCCGAAGGTGGTGGGGATGGTGCCGTTACCGACGGGCAGGCCGCCGAACTGGAACAGGCCATCTGCAAAGGTGGTCATGGATGACCCTTTCGTTTCTGCAAAACTCGCCCTTTCCTCGTTGCAGCAGCACCGTCCGGACCCGGCAAGAAAGGGCTATATGGTTCCGATAAGCTCTAGGAGTACGCCGCTTGCGGACAAAAAGAAAGGCCCTCGTTGGAGGGCCTTTGGAAGTTAGTTGGGAGGCCTGAAGGCAGAGGGAGGAGGAGACTGCCTTCAGGTGGTGAGGAGCTTACCGTGTTTGACGAGGTACGCAATAGCCTTCTTGAGCGTGTCCGGGTCGTCTTTGAAATTCCCTAGCCCTTGATTGCAGGCTTGGCACAGCAGCCCACACCTAATCCCGGAAACAGAAAGGCCGCCTTGTGGGCGGCCTTTCAAAACAAAGGTATTTCAAACGGTTAGTTACCAGCAGAAGCCCAAATGGCCAGACAATCGGAGACACCAAAGGCGTACCTTTCTCTGATTTTATAGCGAAGGTTGCCGGTGTCAAAATCCCCGTCGTTGTCTTCCGAGATCGGAACACGATTGAAATACTTGAAACCTTCAGGCACGTCAGTCAGCAGGCCCCAAAAATTGGTATCGGTCAAATAGTGGTTGACCGTGAACCCTTCAGGTACCGCCGCCGAGGTGCGAACCGCGTTGATGTCGTTGTTCGCGGTACCCGGCATAAGTTGCGTCTCAAGCGTACGCATCGCCGTGTACTGGTTGTCGACCGGCACGAGCATCTTGCGCACGCGCGCATTGATGAGCTTGCCGCGATCGTCCGTCCACTTGGCGATCTGGATGGTCGCCGCCTCGACGGCCGTCTCGTTCAGATCCGCGGCGGTCGAGGAAATGTTCGAGATGGTCGGGCCCGCCACCTGCGGGTGGGCCGAAGAGAACAACGGCACGCTGTCGCCGACACCATAGCCGCCCGACGCCAGCGCCGTGAAGCCGTTGTTGATGACGTTGGCGGCGTTGATATTCTTGGTGTTGGCCATGGAGCGGGCCATTTCACGCACATACCGTGCCGACAGCGAGTCGTAGAGGTTGTCTTCGAAGGCTTCCTGGGTCAGCGCGAAGCCCATCGAGTAGGTGAGCATCGTGTAACGGGTGGTGTAGCCTTCCTGGGCGGTGTCGAAGAAGGTTGGGGCCCCTTCCTGCTTCTGCGGAGCAGTCGCAAAGCCGGTGACCTTCTGGTCTTCTTCGAACGAGCGCTCGGACGAGTGCTCTGTATAGAGTTCCGCGTACTCCATCTCGTAGCGCGCGTATTCCATGCCGAACAAGGCATTGAGGCCGGGAAGCAGCTCGTGAAGGAGTTGAGCTCGGGAAATTGCAGCCATTTGTCAGACTCCTTTCTTAAATGCCGGTAGCTGTGAACAGCTGCTGGTTGTTGTTGAAGACCACGAGCACATCGGTGAAAGCGTCACCCCAGGCATTGTTGGGCGTTTCGACCAGGCCGACGACACGCAACGGCAGCGACGAGGTGTTGTTGATCGACGCGACGTTCAGCGAGTTACGGCTCTTCTGCGGGAAGGTCGTATTGCCGGCGGTCTGGTTGATCGAGGCGTTGTCCATCAGTGCCGTCATCGGCACTGGACCATCCCCCTGAATGGCGAACACGCTCCATGCGAAGGTTTGCACCTTGGCGTAGACGGTGTAGCCCGTGGTGATCGAAGCTGGCCAGCACTGCGAGTCGAGCACATAGCCGAGCGACGGATTGACATAGCGGCAGCCGAGGAAAACGCCGAGGGGCGTCAGCGTACTGGTGCCGGTGTCCTTCTGGATGGTGCCGTCAGCGGCAACCTTAACCACGTCACCATAAAAAATCGAGGTGCTGTAGCCGTCGAGAATAGTCCAGGTGTCGAAACCCTGGGTATTGTAGCTGGCACCATAGTTGGTCACCGGTACCATCCCGTAAGGGAAGGCGGAAGCGGACATGAAGTCCTCCTGAGAGTTGGCGCGCTATCGCGTATAAGTGAACGTTTGGCGGCGTTTCTCAGCAACCTTCAACATGGCCTTCTCACTGTTGTCGCGCAGGAAAGCGTTGTCCGCATCTTCGGTCTTCTGCCGGGTAAAGTTGGCATAGTACGCGCGGCGCTTCTCTGAAAGTTCGGCCGGCTGCTTGCATAAAACCAAGCCGCCGATCTCAATGAGTCCCTTGTATTTCTGATCGCCAAAACCGACACCAGCCGCGATCTCCGGATGATCTTCGACACGAACTGTCTCCCAGCCTTCGCGGAGTCGTTTCTGGAAAAGCCCATGTTCGGACTTGTCGTGAATCGACACCACGCACCACCGGAAAACCCAGCCGTCAGACGGTTCGGGATCCGGAAGGATTGAGCTGGGCTGATATTCGAGCCCTCTATCCATGGATGCACGGGTTTCGAGCTTCCGCGGCGTGCGGGTCTCGGGAGCCTCGTCGAAACCCCAGGGATCGTGTGCCGTGTCGCTCATTGCGCGCCTCTCAGTTTGGCCTGGTAATCAATTTTGGACCTCGCATAATCCTGCGGGGTCACGCCGAGCCGCTTGGCGAGGGCCAGCTCAGACCGGGTCAGTTCCACCGTTCGCGCGGGGTTCGGGTTAGAGCCAACATTGGGTCGGCCGCCGTCTACCACCGTGTTCGATCGACGGGGCATGGAACGCTCCTCGTCGAAAGGTTGATGATCTGGATATACCGCTTTCAAGCGCTTGTCCAATTCGCGTGTATAAGCTTCGCTATTCGGGTCGACGCCTTTGTTGGTCAGCTCCTGGTTGATATGCAGTGCCTCGCGGCTGCGCTCGTCCTTACCAGTCGGATCGAACCAGTCATTGCGCTTTACCCAGTCCAGGGCGCGCGGCGCGATACTTGGTGCGACACGCTGCTGCGGTACCGGCTGGACCGGGGCAGCGGGTGCCGCCGGCATCGCGGCTGCCCGGGTATTGATGGCGATCAGTTCCGACTGTGCCATGCTCAAATCGCCGGTGGCCTTGGCCATCGCCGCGCTGTTGCCTTCGGCGTGCGCCTGCTCGAGCCGGCGCGTGGCGTCGGTGATGCGGTTCTCGCGGTCGGCGCGCATGCTTCCGAGCAGGGCGTTGTTACCCGACTCGGTAGTTAGCCGTAGCCGCTGCAATTCCGCTTCCTGCGACTGGATGCGCTGGGCGGCGACGCCCAGCTCGCGTTCGGCGGCTTCGCGGGCGCGCCGGTTCTTGTGTGTCTCAGCGCTCAGCCGCTTAATGCGCTTCTGGGCGTTGGTCGAGTAGTTGCGCAGGTCGTCTTCCTGGTCGGCGAGCGAATCCCCGGTCCATTCGGTGTCACCGCCGCGATCGGCGGCTGGCGTATCATCGACTTCGACGATCTGGAACTCGTTAGGATCCTTGGCGTCTAAGTCGACGTTGACGCGATCCGGCAGGCTGTCGTCATCACCGGGGATGTCGTGCAGCTGCGTCGTCGGCCCGGTGCGCGGCTGGAATTTGCCCTTAGCCATAGACGGCGCCCTCCATCAACTCAGGATAGTATTTCTCCATGGCCTTGACGTTCATGCGCGCTGAAATATGGCTCTTTCCATCGCTGCTAAACAAGTACGTGACCTCATACTCGTCAGGCGGGTATTTCTTGGCCAGCTCCGTAGCGATAATGTCGAAAATGGTCCTCTCTAGCGCGTCATAGCCTTCTTCGCTTGGCATTAGAGACCTCCTACTTCGGCACCTTCGGGCACCGTGCCAACGATCTGGTCGTCGCTGAGCATACGATATTCGACCATTTCGCCCGATTCCAGGTCCTTGGACTTGAATCGCATGCCGGAGTAGCGCGAAAACATCACCATGTCGCCGACCTTGCACCAGGGCTGGCCATCGGGAAAGCGTTTTGGATCTTTATAGCAGAGCGGACCTTGCGCCAGCACCATGCCGACGACGGCGGCGGCGCGATCGCTGATATTGGTAGCGATCGGGATGATGATGCCGCCCTTGGTCTTTTCGGCCATCGTCGGCAAGGCGATGAGCATGTTGTAGCCTACCGGATCGGGCAGGATGACCATGGTGGTGTCGGAATCTAGGTCCGAAGGGGCGTCGGGCGTATTCGGTGTGCGCTCCGCCAGGTCGAACTTGGGTATCGGGGCTGAACCGATCTTGGGAAAGCTGGAAAGCGAAGTGCTTCCGAGCATCGCAGCGTCATTCTTCGGCATCTGGTAGGTCTTCTCCATATTGGTGAGCCAAGGCTCGTTGTTCGGCCAGAAATTGTTCGAGTTCTTTCAATACCCGGTAACGGGCTACCAGTGAAGCATACGCCGGATAGTCCTTGGCGTCACCACGCAGCATGCGTTCGGTGACGTCAGCGATCTTGAGGGAGACTTCCTTGTCGATCGTGCTCATGCGGTGTAGCGTTTCACTACGGCCAGTCGGGCGCGGACGTACACACGGTCTGGCAGATCATCTGTCGTGAAAGAATAGCCGTCCTTGTACCATTCCACGGTCGGCGGGACGCGCCATTCAACAACTTTTGCGCACTCGCTGCGCAAATATTCTGCCAGCCCACGGTCAAATTGCAGTTGAGCCGAGCGTTCCGCCTCCTGCTCCGCGCCGAGCGTAATCGGAGTGGTTGGTGGGTGCTCGCCTTCTGGTACGATAGCGCCATTGATCATGGTTACGTAAGATGTGCCATTCTTGGTTGTCGCTTTCGGCCGTCCCAGGCGAAAAGTCACCCCGGGGTAGGACATTTCCGCTTCGGTCATCAGGCGGCCCCTGTAGGTTGCTGAGCGGCGGCTTCACTGGCGGCGTTGGCGATGAGCAGCTTAGCCATATGCCCCATGACACCCTGCGTGAGGTCGGATGAGATGCGCGCACCCTCGATCTCCTGGTCGCTGAGCGCCGTCTTGGCGGTCAGCTCGGCGGCGAGCACGGCGCGATCGGTTTCCGACATCTCGCGGAAGATCATCTGCAAGGTGTTGGCGAGGCGATCCTGGCCCTTGGCGTCGAGGCCGGCCATGCCGAGGATGAACTTGTGCTGCTCGGCTTGCTGTTTGATGTCGAGCGCGCGGGTTTCGTTCTGGATCACCGGGTCCTGCAGGTTCTGTTGGATCTTTTGCTGTTCGGCGTCGGCGCTGTTCTTGCTGAACAGCTTCTCGGCCGCCTGCGCCAGCACGCCGGACAGATGATACTCCACATCGTCGGGCAGCGGCTGGTCTGGCGGCGGCAACGGCACGCCGGTCTGCTGCTCGATTTCGTTGCGGTACTCAAAAGCCATGTGCTCGAGCACGTGCGCCTGCAATGCCGCCTGGATGCCGGGCGCCGCTGGATTGTTAGTCAACAGCTTAACTATCTGCGGATCCTGCGCCGCGGCCATGTGCACGGTGATGTGCGCCTTGTGATCCTGCATCGGCCCGGCCTTGACCGGCTGGCTGTTGATCAGGTGCATGTTCTCGGTGACCGGATCGGCCGGCAGCACCTGGGCCTTGGGTGGAATGTAAAGGCTCGCCTTGTTGCTGCCGAGCACGCCGATCATGTCGGTATGGAGCGCCGGCAGGTCATAGATTTGCGGCGCGGTCTGCGACAGCTGGATGATCGCCTGCAACACCATGATGCGCTGCGCCATGGTGGTAGCGTTCGGGTCGGCTACCGGGATAACGCTGACCTTCTGGTAGTCGTAGTCCAGCTTGCGAGTGGACTGCGCTTCCTGCGGTTCGAGCTCGAACGGGTAGGGCTGATCGCTCATGAAATCATGGACGATCTCGGCGATCACCTTGTATTCGTTCTTGAAGCTCTCGTAGAGCCGCTGCTGCACGGCGCTCATCACCTTCATGCTGCGCTCGATGATGGCGAGCGTCGTGCCGACCGGCATGTTCTGGCCAGTCATGTCGGTGATCTTCATGTCGGCAACCGAGCCGATGCGGCGCCCTTCGTCGACGATCTGACCGAGCAGGGCGGCGAGGACGGTGGATGGCTCCTTATATGGCAGCGGGAAGAAGCTCTGCTGCAAGGTGTCCATGCCGACGTCGACATCGCGCCACTCGCCGGGGCCGATCGGCGTCGAATCGTCCTTGACCCGGGCCGCCTTGGTCTTATAGCCGGCCGGCAGGTTGGAGAGCGTGCCGGCGTCGACCAACTGGCGCAGGATCGCCGTGGCGCTCTCGGTCAAGCCGCCAAGGATGTTGATCAGGCCGATGCCGTAGGGGCCGAAACCCGGCATGTACTTATGCTGGACGAGGTTGACCTGGCGATCGAAGGCCGGGTCGCCCTGTTTCCAGTTGCGCCGGATCGCCAAGACCTTCTGGCTCACCGTGTCGACGGTGATGACGTAGGGAATCGGCAGCTTGCTGGTGTTGAGCGGGTCTTCCTCGAAATAATAGTCGATGTTCGACTCATAGAGCCGATGCAGGTAATCTTCGCTGGTATTGGTGTTGGACCGACCCTCGATGCGGTCCTTTTCCTCGATGATGTCGTCGGTCTTGACGATACCGGTGCTGATGTCGCCGACATCGCGATAGAAGCCTTCGGCGATCTGGGCTTCGATCCAGTTTTTCGTCTTCAGCAGGATGATGGCGAAGCGTTCGGTACTTTCGAGGCTCGCAGCGCTGTAGGGCATGACGACATGCTCGGGCAGCACGTATTCGGCGGCTGGCAGCTTGCGTCGTGTGTCGAAGCGGAACTTGCGGAAGGCTGTGCCGGCTAAGGGCAGGTTGAACAGCAACATATCGGTCTCTTGCCGATAGCCTTTGATCTTCTCGCAGGCGAGCCAGTTGAGGTCGGTCTCGACGCGGCGCGCCTGGGCTTCCTTCTCGTCGGTGATCCGGCCGATGATCTCGGTCTTCACCGGGCCGCTGGCCGGGAAGATGTCCATCATCTCCTGGGCATTGAAGCGGATGACGCTCTCGAGCAGCATCGGGTGGAAAGCGCCGCAGGCATTTTCCCACGGCTCGGTGCGCTGCTCGTATTTGAGGCCGAGCAGCGTCAGGCCGCGGGCGTAGGTCTGGCGCCACTCCATGCGGGAGCGGTCATCTTCGTCGGTCAGCCGGACGATATCGCCGCCAAGGCGCCCAAGGTCCTGGTCGCTGAGCAGATCGCATAGGTTGCCGTCGAAAGCGATGTTCGCGGCGGGGGGTTTAGGCTCGCCGTCGAGGTGCACCATGGCGCTGCCGTCAGGATTGTACTGCACAGCGGCCTTGTCGAGGTTGCTTTCGTCCTGGTCAGCCCGGGCTATACCGCCGCTGCCGATGCGCGAGATGTCGGCCATTATTTGGGGGTCTCGATCCAAGGTGTTTTATCGCTGATGTCGAGCGACAACCAACTGTCCTCGGCCAGCTTGACCACGATACTTTCGGCTTCAGCCAGACTGTCGGTTATTTCGCCGCCTGCGAACATGTTGGTGACGTCGAACACCGCGCCATCCGCATCCATAGCGCACAAAAAACCGGCGATGTCGTGAAATATGCGCACTATATCCGGTGCCTGCGAGGTGTCAGCCATCCGATCGCATCCTTGGGCCTTCCCAGATGCTTTTCGTGCCGTTCAGGATCGTGCAGTTGTAAGCGGGTGAGCCGCGTTCACCGAACTCGGTCAGGATGTTGATCAGCACCCGGTTCAGAAGGGCGGCTTCTTTCAGCGTAACTTCCATCGAGCACCATTCCGACCACTTCATGAAGAATTCTTCGGCGGTCATGTTTATGGTTTCAGCCATGCTTTAACCTATTGACGTAAGTTATTGAAATTGGTAGTCTATCGGTCAAAAAAGGAAAAGCGGCCGCTCGGGTCAATAGTACCTCCGGCGGCGAGCGCGGGGCTGGTCGCGCTCTTCTTCTTCATCGTGTTCGGTACGGATCAGGCCGCCGGCGCGAAAGCGCAGCAGGGCCTGGACGGTCGAGTCTACCAAGTCATCAGCCATACCGTTGGGAAACTCCGCACATTCGTTAACGACGTCCTGTGCAAACCTCTTGTCAGGGCACCACACATACCCCGATGCGAATACGTCGGCAACGAGATTTGCGCGCGCGATCTTATCGTTGGGTAGCGCGCGCGTGCCCCGGCTCGACCCGGCAAAGTCTTCCGCCGGTATGCCCATTGAGCGAAATTCCTGCAGAAGCTGCATCCCGGCGGACTTATTTTCGATTAGCAGGCTGTCAGGCATGGTTTCCTCGTAAAACTTCTTGGCCTTGTCCTTCAGCTCCGGGAACTCCATACGGCGCTTGAACGAGCTCATCAGGAACAAATTGTTAATGGTCTTGCCGGTCTTCGGATCTTCGGCCTTGAACACCCCCCATTCAGTCATGGCGCTTGGATGGCTCCGGTCGTTCTTGGTGCTGGCGCAATCCCAGGACTGGATGATGAAATCGCAGGCGGGGGCGTCTCCCTTGGCCCATGCGACGGCGTGCTGCGGACCAGGGCAAGACGTGCGGCCTTCTTTAAGGTCTACTTCCTTATCCTCCCCCCACACCTTCCAATACTCGCGTTTTAGAATCGCGCTCTGTTCGCTGGTCGGTTGCTGTTGATACTGGGCCCGAAATTTTAACGGCCCGATTTCCTCCCGTGTGTCTTGGAGAGATTTCAGCGACCAATAGCCAGGCCACATAGCCCGTTCGGTTTCAAGCCCCTCGTCGAGAATGGCGGGCAGCTCGATGACCTCCCAGCGGTCGCCGCTGTCACCTTCGGAGCGCTGTTGCATTTTGTCGATTAGACGGCCAGTAAGATCGCGCCGAGACCAGCGAGTCATGACGATTAGCAGGCTAGCGCCAGGCTGAGCGCGTTGCCGAATGCCCGATGTGTAATAATCATACACCCCATCAAAGATAGCCGGATTGTATTCAGCTTGTTTAGCCTGCTGCTCATCGTGCGGATCATCAATAACGCCAAGATCGAACCCGCGACCAGTCACCCGGCCATTTACTCCGATGGCAAAATACGAACCTCCTTTATTTGTATGCCACTCGGCTGCTGCTTTAGAATCAGCGGCTAGTCTTATGTCAGGGAATATTTCACGATAGGCCGACACACTCATAGTGTCGTCAGAGTCTTTGTCCAAGCCATCGAGTATGTTTCTTACTTGGCGACCAAAGCCAGCCGCCAGACTTTCAGTATTGGCGACTTCAATAATCTTTTTGCGCGGGAATTTCCCAAGGAACCATGCCGGCAGCAGAATAGACGCAAACTGGCTCTTGGTATGGCGTGGACCGAGGTTTACGATAATTCTCTTGCCGCGCTCATAAACTACTTTCTCGAAGGCTTCCGCCATTATTTTATGGTGCGCGCCTAAAATAAACTCCGGCCACACCTGTTCAACGAACGGGATAAAATGATCCCTGGCGTCTTGCCGTTTCTTCAGCTTGGCGCGCGTTTCAAGCAGCGTGAGTACGCGCGCCTTCTGCATAGGATCGAGCAGATGCAGATTACGGATAGCAAACTGTAAATCGTTCTCGGAAAGGCTCAAATTAGGTGCTTCCAGACGGAGCGTTCTTTTATGCCGCCGACATGGCGCCGACTTATACCGAAACGATCGGCGATAGCTTCATGGCTACCTTTAGCGGCTCGTACGGATCGCCGCGCAATTGCAGCGCGCGCGCTGTCGAGAAGCTTTTCGTCGATCATCTAAGTAGGGCGCTTGAACAACCGGTCGAGGAAGAATTCCCAGCGCTCGCTCAGGCTGATCGGCATGCGCCATTCGCGCCGAAACTGGCGCGAGGTCTTATCGTACCAGCTACCGGGGCTGAAGTAGTAGGGCGATTTGGCGCGGAACGGCCCCCCGTCGCGCTTCCAGTAGGCGACGAGTTCCTTGCGTAGACCGGCTGTCGTCCATTCCGGCATGTCGATGCTACGCAATAAAACATTGGCTTCGGCTATGCGGTCCTGGTCTAGCGCGCAATATAGCGGGCTATAGAAATCCTCTAGCTTGGCTAGGACCTCGTCACGGCTGTCGCTGAGGTAGGTCGGCTTGCCGTCGGATCCGGTTTTCCAGCCAGATACGACGAACTCCTCGCCTTGCACCTGCTGCGCGTCGTTCTGGGCCTTGAGTTGCGCCTCGTGCTCCAGCGCCTTGGCTTCCGGCAGTCGATAGAGCACGAGATGCGGGTCGTTGTTCAACAGCGTTGGCGTGCCGTTCGGCCAATCGGCAACGGTGACTGGGACCGGTTCCCAGCCTTGACTCACAACCGTGCCAACATTCAGGTTGTCGGGGCCGCTACAGGTTCCTCGCAGGGGAGTGCGAAACCAGAAGCGAGTGCGCACCCACCGGTAGCGGTACTCGGTCATGTCAGTTCAGCTTCGGCTTGACCGGGTAACCGCCGGCGTTCTTGGCCTCGCCATTCTCACTGGCGACGGCTGGCGAGCCGGCTGCCTGCCCGACGTCGAGCGGATAGCCGGTGGAGGTCTTGGCCTGGTCGCTGCCTTCGGTGACAGGCGTCGGAGCGCCCCAGCTGGTAGTCCCCTGGACGTAGGGGTGCGGTGTCGTCGGCGGCTGCGGGTTGGCGTCGACGGTCTCGGCGCTGGCGCGGTTGTCAGGCTGGCCGAAGGTAGCCGCCGGGGAAACCGGTACCGCGGGGTCGGCCTTTAGCTGACCGAAGGTGGCGGTGGCTGGTTGGCCACCCACATCTATGGGATCGTGAGCAGGCACAGGTGCGAAAGTAGGATCCGGCATCTGGTACTCAGTCGAATAATCCGTGCCTTTAACAGGCGCGTTGGTCGGCGGTGCACCATGGTAGTCCCCCTCCGGTAGACGGCTAAGACCGCTCTTCAGCAGCTCGGCGAGCGGACCGTTGGGCTGCAAGTTGGTCGGCGTTTCATTCTCCCAGTCGGGCTTGGGAGTGTCAGGCATATCCGGGGTGACAGGCATGACCTTGACCGGCTCTATCGTCGGTGCGACCGGCGGCGAGAACGGGGCGTTGGGAACCGGGACCTGGCTTGGGGCGGCCGGCGGGATCGGCAGGATGTCCTTCAGGTCGTCGGCACTGAAATAGGCCGCGGCGCCGGGGGCGGCGCGTTCGAGAGCCTGGCGGTCGGGCGCCCGGGCAATCGGGATGCCGGCATGATCGACGGCGATGTGGTCATGGCCAAGGTTGTGCAGGAATTCGTTCTTGAAGATGTCGCGGATATGCATTGGTCTGCTCCATTGGTGGTTAAGTTGGTTCAATAGGCGGTAGCTATTTTCGTTGCGTTGGTCACGCATCGGGCTTTTTCCAGGGTCGCTTGTGATTGTCCTGGTGCGCTTGGACGATGCACTGCACCATGGCGTGCAGTGTGTAGGCTTCGAACTCACAGCTCGGGGTTTTCTCGCCGATGCTCTCACGAATATGCCGCCAGGCGTGCTGGCATTCATGCGCGATCAGGCCGACGGTTTGTGCCAAGGATCGGTTTTGGCCGCCAGTAAGGGTGATCAGGATGAGGTCTCGGCTATCGTCGGGAGTGTCAGTCCAGTGCATGCAATTGCCGGCGGTTTCTGGAAACGGCTCGACGTCGACCTTGCACTCCTTGAGCGTGGCGCGCCAGCAAGCTCTCGGCACGTAGCCTACGCGCACCGGCAAGAAGCCCAGATCGACCCAGACAGTGTGCTTCTTCATTCGGTTTTCCAGTACCGCGGGCCCTCGTCCTCATCGAGGATGGCCCAGGGATCCAGCGGCTCCTTGCTGATGGTTCGGCTTATGTCAGTCGGCTTCATCGAGCGGGCGCTGAATTTGGGGTGCTCGATCAAGCCGCGTTTCCTGAGCTCGGCGAGGGCCTGGCGCACTGTCGTGCTGGAACAGCGACAGGCGATTTGCAGTTCATACTGGCTGGGGCCGAGGCCGATCTCGGTGTTCTTCTCGTTCTTGAGCTGGCCAGCCTTCTGCAGGCGCTCATCGCCGGCTCCGCCCCACCAAAAATATTCCCGGATCGCTTCATAAATTCTGATGTGATATTCGGACATTTCAGGGATGACTAGATGCTCAGCCATCGCGGTTCAGCCAGCCGAGTGTCGGCGGTCCTTTGTGGCCGTGCGTCCAGATGAACCAGGCGAAATCTTCGGTGCCACCGCCCGGCTCGAGGCCGGCCTCTATCACTGGGCCCGGAGGCATGCTGGGGCGTGGGGTGAGCACGAGTACCTTGGTCAGCGGGGTGGTCTGAAGATAACGCGCCTTGTCGGCGCCCGTCATCCATGGAAGCGGAAGCAGCAAGGCGACCTTGTTGGTGGCGTTATCGAGCGCCTTCCTGACGAACTCGAAATCGACTGTGTGTCGGGATTTGGTTGTCGCCTTACCGCATAGGCCGAAAGGCGGGTTCGAAACGATATTATCGGTTTCGAAATCGGCGTCGAGGAAGTTCTCCTCTTCGGCGCACTCCTTGCACCGCTGGATCAGATCGTAGCCGAGCACCTTGACGATGCGGTTGTCGCCAACCAGCGCGGCTTTCTGGCGGTGAGCGCGGCCAGCGCGAACGATTCGGCCGCTACCGCAGGCCGGGTCGACTACCGTGCCTTCGAAATGCTCGGTGGCGAACAGGCGTTTGCTGACCCAATCGGGTTCGATATAGTAGTCGTCCGGGTGTCGCTCGAATAAATGAGCGCGCTTTTCGATTGCGGTTAACTCCAGCATGTCGGTCACGTAAAAGTCTCTCGTGCTAGGTCAAAGGTCAGCAACTCAAACCGTTTTTTACCGCCGCTCTTCGGTCCCATACGGTTCGTTCCCGCTTCCGCATGAGGTGCGAACAGCTCCATTATGGATTTGCAATCTGTTAAACTGATGTACGCAACTTGCCTTATGTCGAGCGCGACTAGCGCTACGATGTCGACATCGGCAGCAGTGTATCCCTTAGTCACCGTTTTTCCGGTCCCAAGCCGGCTGGCCCGCCGAATAGTGAACTTGTAGACGGCTCGCGCGTCATTAGTCCTGGTCGAAGGCCGCAAAGGTCTGCGCCGTGGAACCGCGCTTGATTTTACCGCCACGCGGAGCAGTCGTCCGTTGACGTCGACCACCACGTCATAGGGCAGCCCCTGGGCAACTTGGTAAGCGTTCCATCCGGCCAGCAGCAGATCGGCGCACACAATGTGCTCTCCGGCGTCACCGAGCTGCAGAGCATTTCGGGTCTCGTAAATGATCGGGGTGTACATGGGCGGCAGAATTTGAGGCGCGTTCGATTTTACCGGTTTAGGCCACACCTTTGTGTGCCCTACCCACCGGTTTATGCAACCGCAGGATTTCGCGTGGTGCAAAGCATGCGTGGATATAGTGGTCAACTTTCCGCAGGCGCAACGGCACAGCCAGCGGATATGCCCATCATTGGCTCGATCGTAAGGTTTCAAAACGTCAAGGACGCCAACTTTTTTACCCGCCCAGTCGCGCGCGTTCGGCGAGAGCCGAATAGCTGGGGCGTCTATGTCGAAGGCGGCGAGGTCCATCCGGTTTGGCTCCATGATGTTGGAGCGCAAGCCAGTAGCACAGCGTTAGGCTGGCGTCTAGCTGCGGTCGCGGAAGCCTTGAGCCTCCGGCAATAAATCGATGGCGGCAAGGGCGTCGCGGGACGGCACGACGCCGTGGTTCTGGCACCACTGCAGGATAGTTCGGCGGTTGCCGTCCCAATGCTCGACGAGGTCGAAGGCGCC